TGAGACTGAAGTTCCAATGCGACGATTGCGTTGCATGATTGCGTTAGTCTCTTCCCAATGTGTAGGAAGAAGAGTTACGGTCTTTGCATAGAGGTAAGCAAACTTTAGAGTTCTTAAGAAGTCTTCTTTATTTTTGTGGCGGTTGAGATACGTCTCAACCAAGGTGCAACACTCAAAAGACTCTAGGCTTTGTTCTGCACAAGGGTTGTAGCCAGCGATACGGTGGTCTTTGTTATTGATAGGGTCAGCAAGTCTTCCGTATTTTCTTGAAACGTCTAACCAAACAATTCCTGGTTCGCCATTAAGAATAATGCCGTCAACAATTTTAGAATAGTCAGAGCCAACAGTTGCCTCTACAGAGTTGTTCGACATCCAAGCCCAACCAGGATTCTTAGGGTCATAAGAGTTACGCTCAGGGTAAACCTCTGCGTTCTTTAGGTTTAGGAAATCTTCGTCATCAATACGTCCAATAAGAAGTTCTGCAGAACGACGGACGTTGCCTGAAACAACACAGACTCCAATGAGGTTTCCAATGTCTGCTATGTCCTTACGAGTGACTTTTTCCCCTGCACGATTTTCAAACATCTTGTAGAGGTAGTCATGTAACTTTAAAAGTGGCTCATGCCCAGCAGCAGTTCCACCAAAGATTTTAATAGGTGCACCAGCAGGGCGAATTAAGGAGTAGTCAAAAATCCAACGAGGTTGGTCAGCCTTTAAGTAGGAGTTCAAAAGAAGAGTAACTGACTCAACCCAGCCTTCACGAGTGTCAGGGATTTCGTAGGTTTGGAAGTTAGTCTGTTCCTTGGAAGGCTCATAGATAGTGAAGTCTTTGTCTGCTCCCTTATCGTCAAAGCCCACACCAACGCCTAGCATTGAAGCCTCCATGAGGAAAGCAAAAGGTTTGGCGGGATTGTTTTTGGTCATTTCAACGGTAGAGACAAAAGCACAGTTTTGCAGTGCTGCTGAATTACGGTGCTTGTTTACTAAAGAAGTTCCCATTACCCAGAGTCCTCGACCAGGTGGAGTCCACTTCAATTCAAAAAGACGTTCGAATGCTTCTTTTGCCGAAGACTGAGCCTTGGAGTCATTCCAAGGTAGACGCTGAGATTTAGCGTGGTCTTTCTGCA